GTGCCTTGTGCGCCTGTAGCGTACCCAGCAGACGCATGATTACCCCAGCCATGTGCAGTGTCTGCCTTAGTTCCTTGAGCCGCTGTAGCGTAGTCTGAAGAGGCTGTAGCGGCGGCAGTTCCTAGTGTTGGTTTTCCTGAGAGGGAGCTGTAAGCACCATCAAAGAAACTGTCAGTAATTCCATAGCCAGACAGTGTTGTCGGCTTGCTAGTTAGAGATGCGAATGTGTGGACGTGGGATGCTACTGCGTAAGCAGAGGCGGCTGTAGTTGCCGCTGTCCCTAGACCTAAATTGGTTCTTGCAGTCCCAGCGTTTGCTAGGTCAGACAGATTGTTTGACTTTAGTGCCGCTGAAGATTGTGCCGCAATGGATGCGTCCCTTGCAACTACAGACGCATCACGGGCGGCTTCGGATGCCGCTTGTGCAGTTTCAGCATTTGTTTCCGCTGTCTCGGCATTTGTTTTTGCTGTTGCCGCGCTGGCGGCTGAAGTCGATGATTCAGAGGCTTTTGTTGCTGACGTTGATGCTGAAGTAGCCGCATTGTTTGCTTGGGTTGTTGCTAGGGCAACTTGTGCTGTCGCTAAAGTAACTTGAGCCGCACCATTTGTAGTGGCGGCAGTCGCAGAGTTTCCACTTGCAACTCTACTGGCTTCAGATGCTACGGCTGATGCGGCGGCTTCTGAGGCTTTTGTAGATGCAGTAGATGCGGAAGATGTCGAAGCGACACTAGCGGCAAGTGCATCTGCTTTGTACTGGTTTGTAGTAGCTAATGAAGCACTTGCTGAAGCTGAACTTGCGGCGGCATTTGATTGACTGAGGGCGGCGGCTGTTGCTGAAGCGGCGGCGTTTGTGACTGCCGCATCAATTGCATTTATCTGTGTGTTTGTGATTCCAGAGTTGTTATAGAAGCTGGTCTTAGATGCCATTGTTTAATCCTCATAATAATGGGTAGGTCTGACAACTTGGTTGACACCTGACTGCTCAGAACTGTTTGCGTGTTCCTGTATCTCAGCTAAGAAAGACCCAGACTTCTGGTCGAAGATAGCACCACGTTCATCTAAGAAATAATCAGCGGCATAAGACAACGCTGTGTATGTCAGTAGATCAGATGCAATGTTAGTCAGCATGTTTGTATCACTGTCTGATGTCAGTGGGTCTTGCTCTGAATAGTAGTTTAGGTAGAGGTTCCCAGTGCTAGGCATAGGGTGTATCTTTATGTTACCCTGCTCTCTACAGAAGAACCTTGGGGAACCTAGTTCTCCTGTCTTCTGGTACTGTACCATCTCATGTAACGGAATGCGTGTTAAAGAGTTACCATCATAATACAACTCGATTATCTCTAGTAAATCAGCTGGCATTGTTACTTTAGAAATACCTGTTTCTGATGTCACGTTGTAATCGTTCTGTTTTTCCATAGATGGGACACGTAGCTGTCTTTGTATTCTTGTGATTGCTTGATCAATGAAGGTGTCAGCCAAAGCATTCGAACAGTCACTACGATTTAGAAGAGCAATAAAGTGTGCTCGGATTTCACCTTTGTTCATTGGTTATTACTTTCTTTTCTTGGCTGTCTTTGCCGCTTTCTTGAAAGCCTTGTCAGTAGGTGCGCCCTTTGCGCCCTTCTTTCTCATTGGCTTGCCTGATGCTCTTTTCTTGTGGATGTTTGCGTATAGCCCTGCTTTTGCCATCTGTTAGACCCTCTTGTTGGTTGTGAGGAACATATCTAAGTCCTCGTTCTTTAGTTTACGGACAATCTCTGATCCCTTGGCTTCCCAGATATTAAATCCTTCTCGCATCCACTTCTCGACAACAGCTGTCGGTATGGAGGCTACTCGCATCATTTCCCCTGTAGGCTTCGAACCACTATCGTTTCGAGCGTCTTTCAGATCGTCTAAGAAGGACTGTGAGATATGCTGTGTATGCTTTTGAAATAGGTCTCCGTGGTCACTTACGAAGTCTGTTTCAGTTTGTAATAATGTTGGCTGTGTTTTGTTAGTCATTTTGCTACCTTAGAATGTGAAAAGGCCACCCATAGACAACAGTAAGGAGAGCAAAACCTGTGTGTCTTTGGGTGGCCTAATAAAGACCTAGTGGTCTATTTCGAACTTATGATAAGCCAGTGATTTTCACTGAGTCACCAAAGTTTGTGTGTTTACAAGAAACCTCACCCACGATGTGATGTCGATCTGAGTCGCCATTTTTCGCTAGAAGTGTTCTTGTGAATGGACGCAACGTACATGTTTTAAACATTGTTGGGTCTATTAGTAGTGCGTGAGTTGTCTTTAACTCGCGGTTCAATACTACTCTGTATTCGCCATATGGACTACATGGCATCTTCGCCTAAGTTCGTTAATCTTAGACCGCCTTTCGACTGCTAATGCTTTCACATTAGATGAGACTATATCACAACTACGGATTGTAGTTTCTTGCGCTTCCACTCACTTGAGTGTACTCCCTGTCGGGATAGTCGTTGCACCTTCCCCATAGTGGGGCTTGGCTCAGTATTACCTTATCTTTCGACTTAGGCTTCCACTGAATTCACAAGATTTAATGTACGCTAGTCACGTCAACGTACAGATCAATCGCATTGACCAATGTTTTGCCTTGTGCAATTTCACGATTACGACCTGATGCCGCTGAGAAACCAGCTACGATTTGCGCATCTGCTGGCTTGATCATGAATGTGTCAACATCAGAACCATTGTCGTATGCTGTTTGACCAGCTAACAATAGTTTTGCTTCTGTTAAAGCATCTGTTGCGTTTGAACCAGCGTCTACGCCTGTAGAGATTTGGTTTAACAAAGAAGTCATCTTACGTGCTGTTGAAGCATTACCAGCAACTGCGGCTTGCTCTACGCCAACCATTGCACGTTCATAGTCTTTCTTAATTTCCTTCAATTTCTTAGCTAATTGATGTGCAGTTTCCTTTGCTCTACCATATGTAGCTACTGCGTCAGCTGTTGCTGATACTTGGAAGGCTTTAGACATGATCTGAGTGTTGTTTGTACGCTCAGTTGCATCTGTCAATGTTGCCATACTCGCGTCGCTACCTTCAACTTGGGCATTGACTGCTGAATCTGCTAATGAATCCTCAAGGAATGAGAAAGTTCTAGCTGATACTTTTTCGTCTTTGAACATCGCGATGCAGGGCGTAGCGAATGGTGAAATGTTGGTAATGATGTCTGAAACATCCTCTTTCTTACCAACTTGGTTATATGTGGTATATGTACTCATTTAATTGTTCCTTACAATTTTAGGATTAAGTTTAAGAAGATTTAATCTTCCCAGCGGCTCATGAGTGCGTCTGCAATATCATCGAGGTCTTTAGCACTACTTAGACTATCCATTTGCTTCTGTTGTTTAGCTTTCTGGATAGACTTTTTAGATGGTGGTGCTTTCTTGGAACTAAGAACCTTCTTGCCACTTTTTGACTTCTTGAGTTTGGCCTTCGCTTTCTTGCTAGTGGCTGTCTCTTTTGATTTGTCGTAAAGTCTGGCTTTGTTAATCAGCATGATGACCTGTGGGTCTGTGTACTGATCGACTTGATCCTTGGGTAATCCCGATTTGACAGCATAGTCACGAATATCTGCATAGAGTTCGTTGCCCCAGTCAGGCAGTTGATCTTGAAGAACCTTAACGCAATCTGCGGCGGCTTCTCTAGTTGCTTGCTGGTGCTGTTGCTGTGCTTGGGATACAAGCTGACCACTTTCTTCCTGTAGGAACTTTAAGTCGTCTTCTGCTTGCTTCGCGTCTTGGCGTAGTTGAGAGAATGTTTCTGCATCCATCTCGCGTGACGCTACTAACATATCAATGTCAGCATAAGGTTTGTACCTTGCTTCTGCGCGTTCCAATAACTTCTGATATGACATCTGCGTTTGAGCCAGTTGTTCTTCTGACTGCTTTCGCTGGGTAGCCAAATCTTGAGACTTTTTAGTTAGAGATGCTTCTTGACCATAAAGCCGCTTTAAATCCTTTACAGATACCTTCTTGGACTCACCATTGACTGCAATGTCAACAATCTGATCGTCAGAAGCGGCTAGAGGTTCTTCATCCTCTTCGTCGTCTTCATCCTCATCTTCTTCGACATCTTCATCGGTGGTTTCGTCTTCATTAGGGTCTTCAAGGTCTAACTCGTCTTGATCGTCCTCTTCATCGTCTAGTTCATCATCTTCATCTACCTCTGTCTCGGCAAGGTCTTCAGATGTTGCATCTTCTTCTTCGACTTCAGATAAGGTTTCCCCGTCATCCCATCGTCCTAAGATTGCGTCTGCCGCATCATCAACATCTAATGCTTGCGGCTCAGAGTTTACGTTTTGCTCGTTGTTCATGGAGCAGTCTCCTCTTGGCTGTTGTCGCCGTTCTGCTGTTCAACAATGCTGTCACGCACTTGAACTCGCTGTTTCAGAGTATCCACCACGTCTACTAATGCGCGATAGTGGTTATAGGCATACTCCCGTTTATCCTTGTCTGCTGGTTCAGTGTTTACAAACGTCTGAAATGATCTTTCGACAAGTTCATTGATAACTGAATTGAAAGCGGAACCGCTTAGTACGGCTCCAGCTTCATCTCCAGCCATCACAAGTTGCTCTTCTTGTGTAGCCATGTGCTTTCCTTATTGTGTTGTGCTTATCCGTTTGGACTTGCGATTGCTCTGACATCTTCAGCTGTTCTTGCGATCTCTAGTTCCTCTAAGTTCACGAACTCTTTGTGTTCGAACTCAGTCTCGTTGAGGTCTTGCTTGTCAGATTGTAGGGCAAATGCTTGTTGAGCCTTCATAGTGTCTAGCTCATGTTTCATTTGCCGCATTTGTGCATCAACTTGCACCTTCATCTCAGCGACAGCTGTTTGTCGTTCTTGAAGTTGCATTTGTTGCTGTGCCATCTGCATTTGCATCTCTGCATTTGGATCAGGTGGCGGTGGGGGTATCATCGCTGGGTCTGTTAAGAAGTCAGCAACATTCTTGATACCTGATTTCTCTAATACTGATGCTAACATCTTGAACTTGTTCTGCGGAGAGTACATTTGTCCAAGGGTAGGATCAGCGGAGAATAGTTGATGGAACGACAAGTGCTTTTGCACCAGTTGCTCCTGATCGCCGTAGCCCAAGTGGAACTCAACTTGTACGTCACGTTTATCTGCCCATTGCGATGGGTCGATAGGGACATAACGCCCAGCTAACTCAACAATCTTCTCTTCAGACTCGTTTTCTACGACTAATGAATAGACCATAGAGAATAGAGGCTTTAGGAAGTTGTTCGCAAAGTTACGCGCTATGATCTTCTGTCGCTGTTGGCTCATTGTAGCTAACTGCTCGACCATTGCCGCTGAGTTTTGTTTGCTTATAGCGTCTTTATTAAGACCTTGGGACAGGCGAGAGACACCAGAGGTATCTTCTTTATCCTCATCTAACATTTGAATAGTTTGGAATACAAACGGGTTCAGTGATGCTTGAGGCATAGGGTTAATAGCGTCTGGGCGTGTCACGTTGACGATGCCACCCACACGATTATCAATTAGTTCTCTTGGGTTCGTTAGGCCACCTTTAACCACTGTATAACGTGGGTTGTTAGTAACCATAGCGTGATCAAGGATAGAACGGGTTAAGACTGTACGTGCATTCTGTATCCCTAGCAGTTTCTCAGCAAAGTTGTTGCCGTGAAAAGCATGTGGAATAGGCAGTGGTACAAATGCAACAAATGGTCGTCGCTTTACTATCTCTTTCTCAAGTAAGATGTTTGATGCTTTGACTACTTTGTAAAGTTCAGCAACACCAGTACCCTCTGGGTCTAGTTCAATAAAAGCCTCGACTACAGTGACCTGTCTGGTTTGACGTTGGTATCCTTTTGCATTGAAGCCTCGGTCTGCACCGATGTCGTCAAAGCGAGATAGTATCTCAGGGTCATTGTCAAAGTCTGTGTCTTCATTGTCAGATATTTTAGCAACTAAGTCTTCATCGTAGCCCATCTCTATAAGTTCAGATATAGACTTCTTAGTTCGGTGTGCACAGAAGCTAACGTCATCTAAAGACTTTGCTTGTGGCTCAATCAAGAACTCTTCTGGTGCAATAGCTTCTACTTTTACCTGTGATGTGTCACGGGTTACACGTAGCTCACCAGAGAACATACCAAATTCATCTTCGGTAATCTCTTCGATCTCTACATTGTCTTCCGCAAGTAGTACGTCTAATTCCTCTTCTGTCAGACCTTCGACATACTCAAGTGTACTTTCGTCTTGCATACACCAGTAAACTTTAGCTACGCCAGCGCGAGCAATAAGACCATCGTGTATAACAGTCTGCATAGTTTCGAACAGGTTGTTCTGGCGATGTAGAACGTAGTCAGTGTACTCAGTGCAGACTTCAGCTGTAGGGACATCATCAGCATTCTGCGGTGAGAACCTAAGTGTCTTGTTGCCTGTGCTGAATGTCTCTAGCAAAGCCGCCTTCATGCTTTCTACTGCATCATAAACGTCCTGACTTACGTACTTACTATTACCATCATGCGCTGGGCGAGGGAGTTTAGCACTGTAGTAATCCATTACTTGTCTGCGTTCTTTTGACAGCTCAGAGTCATAGTATCCAATGGAGCGTCTTAAATTAGTATCAACTATTGACACAATTTGGTCGTCGTCGAGTTTTTTATAATCTTTATTTGATTTCATGTCTAAACCATCTCAATGTAATAATCGTCAACTGCGTCTATGGGTTCCCAAGCACCTTCATGTATATGATTGGCTAGGGCTAAACTCATCACGCAGTCATCAAAGCATCCTGACTCTGCCTCCATGCCGCCGCTTTGCGTGACGATGTATGTTAGCATTTCCCGAATAGTGACTTTATCGTTTAGTTCGATCTTACCCTCTCGAACTGAGGCTCTGAGTTCATCAATGATCAGAGGTTTTGTCTTAGATGTAGTAGTAAAGCCTAACTTGACTGTTTCTTTGTCAGTCAGTTTATCCACCTGTATTTCTGTGTAGAAGTTAGGGTAGGCCATGTCTTTTCCAAGACGGGTACATGTCAGAATACCATGACTGTTGTTCTCTACAATTATGTAGGCAAAGTTAAAGAACTCACCTAGCTTATAGAGGACAGTAGCAAAGTAATCAGGATGAACTTGTGCACGATAGGTTGCCACCTGTCGTTTCTTGCTGTCGAGAACTTGGGCGACTGACCAGTCACCACCACGGACACCCATAGCAACGTCTGCTCCTATGGTGTACTTCTCGCCATCATCTAGTTTGCGATAGGTTGTTAGTTCCCCTCGCATATTCTCAAGCCAGTCTTCACCTTCTAGTGCCAGACGTGCTTCAACATCTCTCGATGTCTTTAGGTCATCTTGTAATGTCTCTGGGTTAAACACAGGACGACCAGTGGTTAAGAAAGCCTCTTCGGGTTCCGCTGGATATTCCTGTTTGAACAAGTCGATGCCGTTTTGGGCAATCTTGCGCCGACGAAACATCAACTGTTCGTTGTCTAACTCATATTTCTTAGATAAGTCCTCTTCCTCTGGAGTTATCTTAAAGTTCTCAGGTACAGGCTCACGATACTCTGGGTCTACATACCAAGGGATAAACACAGGGACGTAGCCGTTAGAGCCATCCACTGCACCTTTCCATAGATCATAGAATATACCAGAGACACCATTGGCTGTACTCTCTACGAATACGGCTGTGCCTTTCTTGTTAGGTACGGCTTGCGTCATACCATTCCAGTTCTCTAGTGCTGTGGACTTCTGCCAGAAGGCTAGTTCTGAGGCGTGAACATGGGTCAGTGTTTCACCACGTCCAATGCTCTCCCCACCAGCTGTAGCAACCACATAAGAACTATCAAGGACATCAAAGGTCAACTCTCGTCGAGATGAATACTTTGTGTGTGGCTTGAGTAGTTCTGGGCAGTTCTCATGGTAGCGTTTAGTCATGTCAAACAGTGCTCTTGTACTGTCAGAATGGTGTGTAACCACCATTGCTTTACATGCTTTGCGCTGGGAAACATTAAAGTAAAGATAGCCGCCTACATACGTCGATAGACCCTGCTGTCTAGCCTTCAAGATTATGATGCGAACCTTGCCCTCAGTAGCCATCTGTTTATCTACAGCTTCCTGTAAGATAACCTGTGCTGGCTTTAGTTTGAGAGGCTTAATGTCTCCATCTTTGGTTCTGATCTTGAGTGCTGACTTTGAGTAGAAGTCAAATTCGTCATATAGTTTGCGGCGTATTACTTTAAGTTTCTTTTCCATCGTCAGTTTGCTCTTCCTCTGGTTCGCTTACTAAAAGCGACTCCAAGAAGGCTTCTGCTTTGCCAATGGTAACTTCGCTCTTTGCAACTGGTTTTGTCTTAGTAAAGTCTAAGACCATACGTGCGGCTGTTAGTTTGTCTCGGTTCTGCGCTGGTTCACGCATGATCTCGACGGCTGTTTTAAGAGCCTCTACCGCATATTCGTCGTCAATATTGTTGTCTTTAGCCATGATAGCCACAATCCTTTCAGCGTCTTTCTGTGCTTGTTTTCGGATGGGGGTGATGGCTTCTAACGTGTAGCCATCTGGAGTGCCTACTGGCCTTCCTCCATTCTTACGTTTTTTGGTTGACCACTGCTTTCGTAGTGCTCTTCCTTCCTCGGTCTGCATTAACGTCGAGAAGTAGTTGTTTGCCTTTGGAGTTGCCTTGTTTGGAAACTTTAGTTCCTTTTTGGGCGACTTCTTTCTTGGTTTCTTGGGTGCTCCCATTGTGTTCTCCTAGTATGCTTTTGATTACTGCGTGTGTGTTTGGACACTGCTTGCAAAACACTATGTCGATGAAGGAATGCTCCATCTCCTTTAGTATCTGTGACTTTTGATCTTTGGTTAAAGAAGATGTCTTTATGGTCTCAATAGCTTCTAGGTATGGCACTAGGTCATACGCTGTTTTTACGATCATTTTGCTTCCTTGAAATAATAAAGCCCCATCACTGGGGCTGTATGTTTACTTTTGGCTTTACCTGTTGGGCTTTGACCCGATCTAGATAAGGCTTTAGGTATTTGTTTGTTTTTGTGGGCTGATCCATTTCAGCTTTAGCATCTTTAATTATCATCTTAGCCATAGCTACGGGATTTGTACCTAATGTCTTTGATAGTTCTTTAAATGCCTTGTCTAAGATTGCTTTGTCTCTATTGCTTATAGACATATCAGCTTCCATAGAGTCTTTTAGTTCGGATAGTCTCTTTTTGTTTTCATCTATCCCCTTCTGTACTCTAGGGTCTATTTCGACCTTCTTTTTCTTAGACTTAGCTAGTTTCTTTTTTAGTTTCTTTAGCTGTGGGTCGTTTTCAATAGTATTGACCAGCATGTTCTTTAATGGTGTTAGTGTGTTACCACTTTCTCTATAACCACTGCCAAGCATCTGATTGTACCTAGATATCATTTCTGTCACGTCAGGGTTGTTTGGATACCTGTCTTGTAGCTTTGATAAAGCTAACTCCACACCATCGTAGTCAAGTCCAGTTTGTTGCATTATGAAACCCTGTGGCGAGCCGCTTGTAGTTTCACCTCGTTCATTGTTTACTAAAACATTCAGCCTTGCTGTCAGTGCCTTTTCTTTGGCATCTGCCACTTGTTTGGCGTTCTCACGATCTAATTTGGCTTTTGCTTCTGCTTTTCTAACGGCATCTTCTGCTTTGCTTTTGTCAAACTTCTTATTTGCAAGATCAGCATTATAACGCATTCTGTTACGTGCCTGATCAAACTTCTTATTGTCTTGTTCGGCATTGTAGCGTATCTGGTCAGCCTTTGCTTGGGCTTTAGTTTCTTTTTCAATATCTGCTTTGCTTTGTGGAAGCTGTGTGCCGACAGGAGTAGCAAGACCACTTTTCTTAGAGTTCTTTTTGACAAAGCGGTTTACTTTAGACCTACGGCCTGTGACGGCATCTATTGCACGTCCACCAGCGGCTATACCTAAAGAATAACCCCCTGATCCATACAATGCTCCACCACCAACTGCGCCAGCTATTGATCTTCCAGCCATACCATATGATCTACCAGCATCTGAAAGTGGGTTAAAGACATCAGTGAACTTAGAAAATCCACCTTTAAGACCAGCCGCATATACTTCTGTAAGCACATTTGATTTGTAAAGACCATTTACCATGTCTTGTACTGGTTCATACTTCATGCCCAAGTCTTTTATAAACTTGATGTCCTGTGGAGTAACACTGCCGCCTACTTTAAGATTTGAGTTGGCTACTATCTGTTTAAACTTCTTTTGAGTGCGCCTATCTAGGTCATTTATTATTTTATCTTGTATTTTATCAGCCGCAGTTTGTACGTCTAACTTTATTTCATCTCTGGCGGCTTTGAGTGCTTGGTTTGCACCTTTTTGCGATGAGTTCTCGACATCTTTAAGGTTGTATTTATTATCAGTAGCTATTTCGCTAATCATTCTAGCGACATCACCAGCCGCTTGATCAACTTCTGGATCAAGGTCTTGCCTTGACTTAAAGACAACCTCTCCAGTCTTAGATACAGTTGATATAGCTGTGTTAGCGGCTCCACTTAATGTAGAACCAATAAGTCCAGCGTCACCCATGCGATTAAATACTTCATCAGTGACATACTCACCACCTTTAATGGCAGTATTGCCCATAACTACAGCTTCTTGACCAGCTTCCTGTATGCCTTCTTTAAGCACCTTCACAGTATATCCACCACCTTTAACGGGCAGTAGCTCTATAAGTCCAGAAGCTATAGCAGTGCTTAAATCCTGCATGGTTGCAGTTTCATCAATACCTTTTTCAGCATTTTCTCTGCGTGTTTCGCCTAGTGCATTTAGTGTACCATAAGCTGTACCGCCGATCATTAGAATAGAGCCTGTTATGGGGGCGGTGCTCCCAGCAAGACCTAATCCAGTAGATGCCGCGATACCTACGCCAACCGAAGGCGCACTCTCAACCGCACCATAGGCCAATGACTTACCAGCGTTAGCGTAGTCGCCTTCGCGTAAGTTCTTCATAACACCATCAGCACCATCAGGACGCTGATAGTTGGCTTCCTCGATTTCTTTGGTGTTTCTGTCGATAAACTCGTTACCTTTAGTTTCTAAGTAACCAGTAACGGACTCTGGGAGGTATTCCGCGCCTAATTCAGACGCAGAAATCATTGCATTACCAGCAGTTACGCCAGCATTGTCTATTCCATAACTCAAAGCACCACCATAGGAAGTGTCAGCTTCAGTATTATCGTTGGCTGGGGGCGTATCCTGTGATCTTAAAGTCCTATAGGCGTTTGCAACTTTATCAAAATCTGGAGTACCCTTTTTATCTTTGTTCTGGATAAGCCAGTTGGCGTATTTATCTAATCTAGCAACATCAGCCATAGTTTTTCCTTATTATAAACCGATGATAGCGTCTGCCTCATTTAACATAGCGTTATTATCAGTGGTTGTTGTACCCATATCAATTTTAACAGAAGGCATTGTATCTGACAGTGAGGCGTTTGGATCGACGCTACCACCAGTTTCAAGCCTGTTTATTAGGATGTTAGACATTTGGATTTGCCTTTTTATCCAACTTTCCCATACAATTTCTTGTGAGTTGATATCGGGTGCTGACTGGGCAAATAATTTCATCTCCGCATTGGAAATAGCACCTTTAGTTTGCGATACACGTTTCATAATAGCATCTAAGCCAAGTTCCTTTAAGAACAGACGTTGGGCTTCTGCCTCAGAACCAACTGCCTTACCATATAGTCTACTAAATATTGCTCCAGCGTTGACACCTGTAAGGTTTTTGTCGCCATTCTGAATCATTTCTAGGCCATTTTGTAGCTTAGATATACCAAACCGAAGGTCACCAAGAGAGGCATTATCTGTTTTCTTAGCGTCTGCTTTAGCCTTTAAAGCCGCTATGCGTTCTTCAGCAAGTCTTGTTGCTTCTGCTTTGTTGTAAGCATCAGTCTCTGACTTGCGGTTAGCATCTTTAATGTTACCAAACTCGTCTGTTGCGGCTTTCATTGCACCAGAGAAACCTTGAGATGACCCACCAATCATAGCACCACCAATACGCATAAGTGCTTCGTTTCTGTTGATCTTAGCAAATGGCATCATAGAGCCACGGGCATTAGAAGACACTGCGCTACCTTTGCGATCATTAGATGATGTAGTATCAGTGTTTAAGATGCCGTTACCTTTAGGTTCAGCACCGCCTTTGGCACTCAACACGCCCTCTGGTACA